GTGCGCGTTGTAGAATTCTTCCGGCGTAACGCCCATGCGCGCGGCCATGACGGAATAGAAGTTAGACAGCAACTTCGCCTTGGGCTTATTAACATCATCCGTGAAGCGTCCGGTTGTGTTAAGCTGTTTAAGCAGATCGGCTTCGACCGCTTGGTGCGAAGTTTTGAAAGCGTCATCGTTCTGTTTTTCCGACAGAACTTTTTCGACTTCGCCCTTCAGGGCATCGCCCTGCGTCTGCATGTAATGATCAGCCTGCACCTTGCTGAAGCCATCGGGGTCGGTCTTCAGGTGGTCGATCAGGTTCTGCGCGAAATCTTGACCCGCGATATGCGTTGCGAAATCCGGCACGCTGATCTTCACGTCTTGGCCTGTAGCCATGGCATTCGGCAATTGCTGTTCGACATCCGGCACCAAAGCCGCAATGTGCGCTGGATCGATGCCCGCTTGCGCAAGGTCTTTCGGGTTGAAGTAAAGGTCTTGCACCGGGCCGCTGGCACTGGCTTGTTCCATGAACTGGTTGAAGGCGTCAGGGTTGCGTTCGCGCAGCTTGCTGGTCGCCGACAGGTTGTTCAGGTTGGTCACGTATTCGGTGCCCGCCTGCGCCTGCTTGACTTTGCCTTCATTGACGGCTGCGCGCTTGGCGATAGCATGAACAGGGGCCATGGTACCTGCAAACATCAACGCCGACACGAAGGCGTTGCCCGCTTCGGCTGGCAGTTCCTTGGTGAAATCAGTCCACGTCTTCTTCGGGTTTGCGATCGCGGTATCTGTTGCGTTCGTCAATACCGCTTGACCAAACTGCGCGCCGAAATCATTGGCCAAGAACTTGCCAAGGAATTCGCCCGTGGCCGTGCTGCCGAACTTGCTGGCAATAAAATTCGTCGGGATGAACATTGAAGCCGCAGCGATACCGCCTTCAAGATTACTGCCCAGATCAGCCTGCGCATCAGTTGCGCCGCGGGCCTTATATTTGCCGTATGCGGATGTCTTGCTTTGCAAACCAAAGACACCTGCCGCTGCAATCGGGCCACCTACGAAGGCGGCACCAAGGGCAGGCACGGCATTGAACAAACCTTTTGCGCCGCCGTAAACAGCACGACCGATCGCGCTATCCGGTACGGGCACCGCGGTTTCTTCTGCATCATCCGCTGCGCGCGTCATCGACAATGCGTCATCGACCATATCCTGATCGCCAATGGCGCGACCGATACGCGCACGCGCGCCTTCGAATGACCGGGCTTGGTTCAGTGCGAAGTCGTTCCACATGCCTTCAAGATATCCGACATGGCTAACGTGGCCTTCCAGATCGGAAAGGTTCGGTGCGTCATCCATTGCCAGACGTGCGTTGTTCGGGTCGGCATAAAACTTCGCGGTATTTGGGCGCGTCTTCGCCATCGTGTCGGCATCGATCGTCGCAGCCGCAGCTTGCTGCTTGGCGGCATCCGGCAGATTGCGCACGGTATCGATCGGCGTGTTGGTGAATTTTGCAAGGTGCTGATATTCCGCTTCCTGATCGTGGTTGACGCCTGTGGCAACCATCGCGTTGTTGCGAATGGATGCCGCCGTGTCCTGATCGACGGAATTGATGATGTCGTCAGCCTGCTGATCGAAGTCTTGCGCCATTAACCACCTGATGTCAGTTCATCGTTTGTAGGCGAATGGCCCAAAGTTGAAGCTTTGTTCACGAACGCCTTCTTGTAATATTCCAAGACTAGCGCATCGGATGCCGGGGTTCCATACCTATTTGTCAGCTTGGTGCGGATGCTGGCGCGCAGCGGCCCCGGAATGTCACTGACATCCAGCGTGGCAAGGCTAACCTGCTTGTCGCCGCCGAAGAAACCTTTGGCTTGTGCGTTGTAGCTGAACAGTTGATCGATGCGATCCTGAATTTCTTTTGGGTTCATCTTACGACCCAGCGCTTTTTGCTGTGCGAACAGATCGTCGTTGACGAACTTCTGGATGCCACCAAGACGCTGCATCTTGTTATCATAACCGTGGTCGGCTTTCGCCGGATTAGGATCGATGCCCATGTTGGTCAAACGATTTTCAAGCGTGGACTTGATAAATGTGCCGTTCAGGCTATTCGCGCTTTCATCAGACGTGCCGCTTTGCACGCCTTTGCGCAGCGTGATGATTTTGTCCTGATCCGACTTGCTGAAGTTGGTCGCAAGGAATTGCGTGAAGGTTGCTTCAGGCATCGCGGCCAGTTCTTCGGGATGAAGTTGTGCCTGCGCGTAGGCAGCCAAGTTCGTCGGCTTGTTGTCGTCGCTGATCGACTTTGCAAACTTCTGCGCGTCATCGTATTTCGCCGGGTCGAAGCGCGACAGGTTGGCCACGGTCGTCGGTGAAAGCTGCGTGAAGTTGCCGCCATTCGCAATCAGTTCCTGCTGCGCGGCTTGCAGCGCCTGATCACCCTGATCCTTCTTCTGCTGGATCAGCATTTCGTATTGCTTGGTCGCTTGTTCGCGTGTCGCGTTCAGCGCTTCAACGCGCGGGTTCGCACCCAAGCGTTCGATTGCATCGTTGACGAATTCAATCTTGCTGGGCGGCTGCGGTGCGCCCACACCTGCGTTATATTTCTTCATGCCGTCATTAACGTAGGCTTGGCCCGCGGGCGACAGATAGTTGACCCACTGGTTGATGTCGCCTGCTTTCGCGGCTTTGATTTCAGCTTGTTCAAGATTGCCGGGGCCGTCTTTGTAAGCGCCCAGCGCCTTGGCGGGCGAACCGTAGTATGATACCAGCGCGGCCAGATAGTCCTTGCCAACGCGTGCGCGTTCATCGGGGCTGTCATCCTGTGCGGGCTTGACACCAAAGCCGGGGTCTTTGCTGGTGCTATCCAGAACCTGCATTTCGCCCTTGGCACCTGTGACGGAAGTCGTGATGCCATCGGGGCCAGCCACGCTGCCTGCGCCGCCGTAGCGCTTGCCACCGCTTTCCTGTTGCAGCACGATGCCTGTCAGGCGATCCATGTCAGTCGGCGCAAACGCAGACTGATATTTCGTCGTGCTATCGGTCGCAGCTTTGACCGCGGTGTTCGCATCGTTCTTCGTATTCAACATGCCCTGCACTTTAAGCAGATCAGGCGCAAGCATCTGGCCCTTGTTTTTCGACATGTAATCGTTAGCGTAGTCCAATGAACTGTTTTCGATCGCGGACTGGACGACAGATGCGTGAACGCCGCTGACGGCATCATTCATATTGGCTTGCAGTTCATCTGCCGACATGCCAGTGATCTGGCCCTTGGCGTAAATGGATTGCTTGATGCCGCCGAAGCGCTTGCCTGTTTCGGGATCAACCATGCCGTTGATCGCAATATCGATCTTAGCGGGGTTATGCCAGTTTGCTTGTGCATCCTGAAGCGAAAGTTTCAAGTTACCATCCTGAACTGAACCATGGAAAGTACGCCATTCACCAAGCATGTGATTGTCCACATCGCCCTTGAAACCCGTGATGATGTCGTTCGCACGCATATTGTACATGCGTTTCTGCGCATCGTTCGACAGACCGTCTGCGATTTCGCCGGATGATTGCGACAGCTTGCCGCCGTATTCTTCTTGCAGCGGCAAACCACCGGGTCGATCCAACGCCTGCACACCCTTCAGGTTCTGGTAGCCCGCTTGCGGATCGTAGGTCAAGTCCATCGCCTTCTGGCGTACTTTATTCAGCGCGTCATCGACACGCAATTCATTCGCTTGCTGAAGCTGATCGTCGGCAATATCCGCGCGAACACCCGCGGCTTGCATTTCCTGTTCGCCGAGGTGCTGCATCTGGCGACCGGGCAGCGTTGCCGCGCCTTCGCTGATGCCGCCTTCAGCACGAACGCCCGGCGTGATGCCGGGTGTGACGGTGAAACTATCGTATGTCGGAACCTTTGCTGGCATTAGAACACGTCCTTCCAGCTTGCGAATTTAGCGCCGTCTTTTTCAAGTTTGTATTTCGTCGCCGCAACGGATGCCGCGCTGGTCAACAATGTGCCGCCTGCCTGCATCCATGGACTGATTGATTTCGCGGTCGTGCGCTGCATCAGCGCATCGTTGCGATAGTTGACGCCTTGCATCTTGTAACCCCACGCCTGCTTCACGGCGTTCGCACGCGTTGTGTTCGCGTCCGTCTGGCCCATGACTTCGGTGGATGACAGGATGTTGTTGACCGTGGTGCCGACACCAGCATCGCTGATGTCGATGCCGTTGGCCGCGATCGCGGCTTTCTGTGAACCTTTGACCTGTGCGGTCTTCAACTTGATGTTCTGTTCTTCTTGCTGGCCCTGTACAAGCGCGTCACGCGCTTGGTTGTCGGCCATGCGTGCGTTGATGTCGTCCAAGTTCGCCTGCGATTTAGCGGCGATCTGCTGGCCCTTGGCGGCATAGTAAGACCCTACGGTGGAAGCCGCAGCGCCTGCGCCTTGGGCATATACCGCCATCTGGGGATCGCACATATTCCCTATTCCTTATATTTTACCATACTTCTACCGGACATCTTATAACCAAGACGGCCATATATGTGTACGGTCTGTTCGGCATTGACATCCGTTGAAATGCCAAGATTGACTTCATCCGCGCCCTGCGCGAAGGCCCATGCTTCCCACATCCTGATCAGGCGCAGCGCCGCGCTGGAACCGCGGTGTTCCGGCGTGACGTACACGCCGACATCGGCAGCGAATTTATAATCGTGGGTACGGCTTTCAACGACCATGCCTGCAATCATGCCGACGATCTCGCCGTTAAATTCCGCGACGAAGCCACCGCCTTCGGGGCCATCGCAGAAATACGTCACCAAGTTACGGACTTTAGAAGGGTTGACCGGGTAGCGGCTGTAGCGTGGGCTTTCATTCGACATGGCCGCAACCATGACGTTGACCTGTTCGATATCCTTGGCTTGTGCCGGGCGAACTTTAAGCACCAACGGACACCTCCAATACCAGATCAACGATCGTCAGCGGCAGCGGATCGCTTTGACGGATGCAGACGGTGCCGCTATCCGACCATGTTGGATCGATGTCGATATCAACTTCTTGCGTCTTCAGCGCAGGCGGCGCGCCATACGGTTCGTTGGTGCGCTGCTTGACGGGCTTCAGGCTGCTGAAGGACGGCCCGGCGAAAATACCGCTGGATTGATCGACGCGCAGCCAGACCTTGTTCACGTTCTTGGTGCGACCTTGGCCAAAAGCTTCGGTCTGGAACGACAATGGCAGAAGCTGGATGTCCGCGGTGATCGGCAGGCCAAGCTGAACGACACTGGTCGATGCGTAGTCAAGCGTGATGCTGCCGCCTGTAACAGTGCGCTGCGGATGCACGCCGCCGTCAACAAGAATGTTCAGCTTCTTGCCTTCCAGCGCACCAAGGCCAGTGATGGTCGTGGCCGCGCCGTTGAAAGTAAAGCCGCAATCAACGAAGAAACTGGATTGCAGGTTTGCGAACTGGCGTGTTGACATGCGTTCGACGTAGCGCTTCTGCGCGCCGTTGATGGTGCGGTTCACGATGACGTACAAAATATCTTCACGGCCTTCGGCCACGCAGCAGACGCTTTCAAATTGGCCGTCCGTGTCATGATGGTGGAACGCGCCGACTTCCTGTTCAGGCACGTAGGTCAGACCGATCAGTGTGCCATCGTTACGCACGGCCCAGACCAGCGAATAGGGTGCTTTCGAATAAGCCAGATCAACGATGTCGTAGTTGTCGAATAGATGCGGCGCGCGAAGTGATACATCCCCTGTAGTGTACCCCGACAGGCTACCATTAGAACCCGGCGTAAATGCGAGTTCACGCATGTGGCCGCCACGCGCCGCAATATAGAGGACGTTGTTGTTCACAATGATCGGCTGGACATTCGATGCGCCCACATAAGCTTGTGGGCTGACGGAAATCGAAGTCGGCGTGATCGCGTCCGAATTCACAGATGTCACGCGCCATTCCGCGCTGGATGTCAACAGCAGCAAGCTGGTCAACGGGATGATGTGACGAATGGTGTTTGCTTCGCGTGCGAAGACGCGGAAGTTAATTGCATCGCTGTCGTTGGTCGGGATCGAATTCGACAGGTTGCTTTCGGTACCCACGCGTGTCATCCACATGTTCTGCGGTTTGTTCAGCGTGCCAGCGAAGCAGCGGCGTTGTTCGAAATACGAAACAGCGCCGGGATAGTTACCAGCGCCGACGAAGGGCAGATATTGCAGCGGCGGGGTCTGCGAAATATCCGCGGTGATGTTGTCGTCCTTGAATGTCAACTGATCCGTCTGGCCGATGAAACCGAACAAGCCGTTCGATTGTTTATAGACGTTATAGCGCAGCGCGCCGGACACAGCGGCCCATGTGATCGTGTTGTAGTTGCCCGATGTCAGCAGGTTATTGTACGCAGCTTCCGGCACGCTTGTGATCGTGCCACCTGATGTGTAGGTGCCGTAGGTCGTCGTGTTCAGCGCCGCGCCCGCAGCATCCACCAAAGTGAAGGTGGTGCTTGTCGGTACGGTGTTGACCTGCCAAATTTGATTGATCTGCGTCATGCCCAGAACATTCTGGATCAGGACGCGGTTGCCGACCGCAAGACCGTGCGCGGTCGATGTCGTTCCGACACCGGGGCTTGCATTGGTGAAAGCGCTGATGTTGATCGGCGTGCCCGTGGGGTAGCCGGACGGCAGGCTTTCTTCGATGCCCGAACTATCGACCGCGGTGACTTTATAAACCGAACCAGCGCGACCTGCGCCCGTCACGACACCCGCGACAGCGGTGACGCCTGTCGGTGCGTTCAGGGATGAAGCGAACGAAATCGGGATCAGTGTCCAGTTGGTCGCACCTTGGCGGCGCAGTTCCATCGGCACGTAGTTCGGATGCACCAAGGTCATCACGTCAGACGACTGAACGTAGTGGATGTCGAACAGATCAGCCGCGGCATAAGGGTTCGGCACTTCATAAAGGTTCGGGCTTGAAGGTTCCGCGTAGTAATAGGTCGCGTTCGGCGGCGCGTTGCCAGTCGTGGGCGCGATGACGTAGTAATTCACACCGCCAGACGACAGCAAGTCGCCAATCGCATACGCGGTCGCGCCGTTATAAGCCGCAGGCGTTGTGTACAGAAGCGATGCGCCTTGCGTATGGTAGCGGAAATAACCCGCGCCCAGTTCGATGGCGAAGGTCTGGGTGGTTGAATAGGTGAAGGGGATCAGGCGCGACTTTGCAGCGCTGTTCTTTGTCTCACGCACGAACGCGGTGCCTGCGCGGTTCTGTACAGGGCCGTGCGGCAACACGATAAAGTTGCGGCACATGGCAAGACCCGTCTGGTACTTCACGTCATCAATGCGACCGTAGAACTGCGGGGTGACTTCGCCGCCGCTGAAAGATCGTTGAAGGGTGCGGACGTTTGGCATTATCGGTTCGCCATCCATGGGGCTGCGGGTGATGTGGTCGAATATTTCTGATTGGCGTCTTGCGTGGTCGCCTTGCCCATTTTAACCATGGCGATCCCGTATTGACCCTTCGCTTCCGCGCGGCCCACATCGCCTTTCAGGATCGGGCCTGCAAGATAAGATGCAAGGAAGTTGCCCATGGTGTCCACGAACAGCGGCGAGAATTTCGACGTATCGCTGACACGCACTGTCCAGCGCGCGCGCACGTTCGGAATATTGCACAGCAGCATCAGGTTGCCCGCTGCATCCGTTTCGATCTCGAACGGTTGTGGCGTGTATCGGCCGGGCGGCTGGATATAGGTCTGCGCGCCTTGCGTGTAACCGCTGACGCCGCCATTGCCGTTGTAATAGGATTGCTGGTTTTCATTGGTGACACCAACGGGCATGATCTGCAAGACCGACAGCGTGTCGTTCGGCAGCGCGTAGGCGTAAAGCCATTCGGTGATGTCTGTGGGCAGCGTAACACCTGTCAGGGTGCCGCGGCGGGTATTGAAGTTCCAATCATGCATGGACAGCAGGCTATCGCGTGCGATCGGGTAGAATGTGGCGCAGCGTTCTGCTTGTGCGCTGCCTTCAGGCGGGCTGATTTCCGTCACCGTGCCGCTATCACCAAGCCATGAAAGCGCGAGATTGCAAATATCAACTGCTGATGCCACGGTGAACCTTTCTTTGTAAAAAGGGCGGCGGGTTTAATCGCCGCCCTTCATTACTTCGCTTCTTGTTTCTTTAGACCAGTTCTTCGTCTGCCGAAAGAATGGCACCGTTTGCGCCTGTCTTGGCGTCACGGAACCATGTCGAAGGGCTTTCTTCTTCGATTGCGACTTCGAAGATGTCACCGATTTCGCGGTAGTGGCCGTAGTAGCCTGCCGCGTAAGCGATAACTTTCTTGGTCTTGCCGGATGGACGAACGTATTTAATTTTACCTTGCGAAGCTTCATGCGCGCTTTTCTGCGTTGCATCATTATCCGCGATGGTATCTTTAACAAGTTTCGTCTGTTCCGGTGTCAGTTCGGTTTCATTGGCCATGGGTAGGGGTTCCTTCTGGCGTTAGAGATTAAGCGACAGTGAAGCCAGATGCGCCAAACTGATAAGCTTGGACATCTTTCACAAGGAAGGCGCTGAAGTTACCAGCGGTCAGGACTGCCGTACCGATACGGAAGACCACGCGCAGGTAGCGTTTCAGGCCGATCGGCAAACGGCTTGCGAACAACGTCTGGCCTGCGGTGATGGCGGTGTAGGCCAAAGCAGGGCCAGTCATCGCGTCAGTGTAGGTTGCGTTGTCCGAAGACGTTTGAAGAACCGGCTGGATCGTCGCTGCGCCGCCCGAAGTCGGGGTCGTGGTGCAGAGAACGACAAGCAGGACTTCTTCGCCGATGCCTTCGTCTTGTGCCGCGCCCGTGTCAAGCACGTTCGTGGAAGCGGTATCGCCCGTTGCAGTAACAGCCTGCGCCGAAGCGAAAAGTTCTTGGCTATCGATAAACATTTTTAGTTTCCTTTTCTGTGTTGTGTGATCGCATGAAGCGGGTGCGCAGGGTTAGCTGCGCACCCAGATCATTACGTCACGCGTGCTTCGGTGTTCAGGATTTGATCCACGGTACGAACGGGAACGCCCAAGAACTTCAGGGTGCCGTTACCAAGGCTGCCCGGTGCAACTGCACCAAACTGCTGGTAGCCGTCCTGAATGGACAGAACCGCCTGCGCTTTATCCATTGCCGCGATCGCAAGGAATTCCTTGACGGTGCGGTTGGCGTAAAACACAGCCGTGCCCATGCCCATGTTCGGGATGCGGGCCATCATGCGAACCATTACTTTGAGAACCGAAGTCATCGCGGTAATAGCCTGCGTGCCCGTAAGACCCGTCAGGTCGCCAACTTTGATGTTGGCGGCACGGACGACATAGCGCCAGTCGCGCAGCGAGATGCCGCACTTCCATTGCCAGTGATCCGCGTAGGCACGGAAGCGGTTGTTCGAAGAGTCGAACGCATCGATCAGGCCAAGGTCTTCATGTTGAAGACCTGCTTTTGAACCTTTAGGGAAGATACCCGTGAAGGTATTCTTGCCGAAAACGATCAGCCAGATCGACGTGTTGTCGGTCGAAGTACCGCCACAGTCGATGATGTTGATGCCATTACCCGCGGACAGCGAGGAATAGCGCGGTGTCAGGCCCGTAAAGCGTTCCGGGTTGACGGATGCGTTACCGTAGAACAGCGTCTGGCAGAAGTTCTGGTTCATGCTTTCAAGGAAAGCTTGGGCTTCGGACAGACGGAATTCGTTGGTATTGCCATTCAGATCAACGATGTCTTTATCGACTTCGGCGCGCGTTTCCAGCATACCGCAGGTATCATCTACCTGTGCGCGGATGGACTTGGAAGGCGGCACACCTTGATAAAGCTGACGCCAGATCGCTGTGGGCAAGCCCGTGCGAACTGTGGTGCGGTGGCCCGTAGGCAAGTTGCCTTCGATCCACACCATGTCATTCAAGACTTCGTTGGTTTGGTTGAGCAGTTCCACCACGGTGGCGGTTTTGCCATCGGGGTCAATCGACTTGGCGAAGTCCAGAAGCGTAACTGCGCCAGCCTTGGGAAGTGTAGCCATGTTTTAGTTCTCCCTGTTAGGTGGTTTTCTTTGGTGCGCCATAAAGAACGTCACTGGCGTTCTTTGTAGCTTGGTTAGGTGCATCGCCAGTGAACATCTTATCTTCGCCGATACGCAGGCCAATCTTCTTGAAGCCGCGCAGCAGCGCTGGATGGTTGCCCAGTTTGCTGTCATCCAGAAACTTGACGAATTCTACGTCGAAGAAAGTATCAAGCGCCTTCTTGGCAACTACCATATTTTCTTCGTACTTAGGGCCACCGATTTCAGGGTCGGCTTTGCTTTGAGCGATGAACTGTTCGTTCATATCAACAACCATTTTTTCGGTTGCAGGCGCAAAGCCGCGCGCGATACCAGCACCAAGTGCTGCGAATTCGGCTGCGGCTTCTTGCGATAGATTGTGTTTCTTGGCAAGGGCGGTGAAGCCCGTCATGGTTTCGGGGTTGATGCTGACGTTTTCGCCCAGATCGAACGCAGCGTAGTCGCCTTCAGGTGCGCCTGTAGGCTTTTTGCCTTCGTCTTTCTTGGCGTCATCAGCTTTTGCTGCATCGTCCTTTTTTGCTGCATCGTCTGCTTTCGGCGCGTCAACGGGGGGCGTCTGCGCAGCAGGCTGCGTAGTGTCCGTTTTCGGCGCTTCGGTTGCGGGGGTTTCGGTCGTCGCGGTGACGGGCGCGGTTACAACCGCGGCATCAGCAGCGGGTGCGGTGGTCGTGGTCGTTGCGGTGTCGGTCGTCATCAGTTGTTTTCCTTCATCATCAGGGTGAATTTTTCCATGTCTTTCAGCGCGTGCGTTT